TGTTTGTGTGTATACGCAAATTATTGTTGTTTCGGGTAACAAACAAAAGCGCCCGACTAAACTTTTCAAAGTTTGTAGGGGTCATCTTCCTTACTCCTTACAAACAGAATTATTCCGTTCCATAAGTGTGTCAATAGACCGCGCCAAGAGACCCAGTTCCCAGATGGACCCGATCTGGGGACACCAGAGGTTATTCTCCTTCGGGCCCTCGTTGAAATGGATGCACTGCCAATTTGCCAAGTACCGAGCCGTCCCAAGATTCTTGAGTGAATCATCAACAAACACGTTCAGGTGGTGGTTCGGGAACGCGTACGCCTCGGGCTCGGGCTTCAGGGGGCTCTCGTCTGGGTTTCCGGGACACGTCACAGAGACCGTGTCCCCGATGGCCAACGCCACCTTGGATGCCCATACCCACGGCGCATTTGTAAACAACTTGACGTTCCAACCGTCATTGGTCAAATCGTAAATCTGTGCAGCCTCGTACTGGAACTCGGCCGTATCTATAACGTCTCCGAGATGGCTCAAAAGGGTCTTATCGTAGACTTTCTTGTTAAAATCGCTCGTGTCCACCTTGAAAACCTTCTGGAGCCCCCGAGCCGTGTGTCCGTGGGCCAAGTACAGGGCCTTGTTGGTCGCATATGGGTCTTTACACTCGGGAAGCTTCGAGCGAACGTACTTGATACAATTCTTTTGAACGTGTTCCAAGAGCTGTTTGTCCCGCAAAAGAACTCCATCCACGTCAAGAAGGAGAGACTTGTACGCCATCTACTGGTTACACGAGGTAATTCTCTAACCGGTTTTCCGCCACACGTAAATAAACTCTCCATAGTCTCCACCCTTCCCCTCCTTTCTTTGCTTTTTCGCGAGCGGAATACGTTCCAAACACTCCCCGAGAATGGGTACACAACACGACTCGTAGATGGGCCCTGGAACGTTCAAAGCATAGACCCCGTTGGAGGCAAGACCGTCATACGTCTTTCGAATAAGAGGCTTGTAAAAAGTGTCGTTCCATTGTTGCTTCGTCCCGTAATTGTGCATGTGACTGTAGTCCTCGACTGTATAGTACGGAAGGGACGTGAACACACAGTCATACGTGAGTTGTGTATAGTCCACGTTCAGAGAGTTGCTTATAATCATCTGGATCTTCGTATCCGACTTGTCTGACAAGAACTCGACCAGACCTGCATAGGGTCCTTCCAGATTCTTGTTCGAGTCTATGCCTATGTACCGCTCAGCACCCGTCGCTGCAGCCGCGACGAGCCTGTTCCCAAACCCCGCCGTAGGGTCCAAAACAATCTTGGGCTTGTATTTCTTGTAAAAATTGACCGCGTTCCACATGGCAAAGTTACCTATGTACCCGAAATATAGGTTGAACGTATACTTGAGTGAGTGAAGCAAACTCTGTTTGGGGTAATCACGAATACACTTGAGGACTGAAGGCCACTCAATTTCACCCTTGGCATATTTTGAACAAAAATCAGGAAAGTTCCCACCCCGGAACCCTTTGGTCATGAGGCGCTCAGCACCTGTGAAACGGTCAGCAATCTGGTTGTATTTATGAGACAAGGGCTTGAACTCTTTTCCCGACTTGAGTTCGGCAAAGAGCTTGGTCATCTGGTTCAGGTCCGAAGGGAAGATGAGTTCCGCCATTCGGGCCACTGGGAGGTCGATTTGTGTGTTATATTCTGCCATTGTATTACACGCTGCTCAGTTCTCTAACCAGATGATGTCCCGAGGCAGCCCAATTTTCCAGCAATAGTAAAAACAGTCAAAATTGCACTTACTTTCATAGTTTTCGGGGACTTCACCGTCCACAAGTTTAACAAACTGAATACGTTTACGAGGTATGATAATCTGGATAGGACTTTCCGTTTTGGCAAAGAGCTTTCGCATATACTGTGTACACAGTTTGGGAGCAGGCATAATGAGTATGAAAGGCTTACTGAGTTCGACGAGCCGCTCGAGGACTTGGGGAACAAGGGTAAACGGCGGGTTCGAAACGATAATGTCACCGTGGTTGTTCTGAAAGAAATCCTCGTCCCTGTGAATAACCTCAAACCCAATTTCTCTCAAAATTTGACCAGACCGTCCATCTCCATAAAAGGGTTCCCAGATAACCTTATTTTTAGGAACGTATTGCTTGATAGCCTCCCACGCCGACTTGGGAGTCATATAATCATCGTGTTTCGTGAACGTCTTTGTGTGGAACCCCGCCATATTATTCAAAAGGTTTAATTCTCTAAAGTCCTTTTAGCACGTATGTATGCCCTGTAAGCTTGTTGGTGTCGGAACCATTCGAGATACGCCTCCATATTTTACTTATTTAAAGGTTGCCACCTTTTAAATGGTACAATGGCGCTCACTATTACTAAGCTTGTTCCAAACGCCCAGCTCCCTGTCCGAAGCTCAAGTGACGCAGCTGGGTATGACCTTTTCAGCACTGATAGCTACGTCGTTCTCCCAGGTCGCCGTGTGGTTGTTTCCACAGGCATTTCAATTCAGCTCCCGCCAGGAACTTATGGACGTATTGCACCTCGCTCTGGACTGGCCGTGAAGCACGGTCTGGACACGCTGGCGGGCGTCATCGACCCGGACTATACGGGTGAGGTCAAGGTCGTGTTGCAGAACCTCGATATGCAACAGCCCTTTGTGATTCGCCCGGGGTACCGTATCGCCCAACTCATCCTCGAGAATTTCACTGTGGCTGAGGTCATTGAGGCCGAGGCCGAGGCACTGCCTCTTGCCGGCGGTGCCACCACTCAGACCGAGACTACTCGCCGAGGGGACGCCGGGTTCGGCTCGACCGGCTATTATGCAGTGACGGGTGTGTAAGAGCTTAAAACTTCAAAACGCTTCATAAATAATGGAACCTTTCCAAGCCATCGCTTGGGAGGGTCAAGATATCGACGACCAGTTTACCATTCGCATATTCGGAAGATCTGCGGATGGTAAATCGGTTTCTCTTGGAACACCGTTCCAGCCTTACTTTTTCATCAAACCCAAAAAGATGACAAAGGACCTCTTGGACTTTGTCAAGTCCAAGTGTTGGAAAGCCGAACACAAACGCGCCAAAGATCTATGGGGGTTCCAGAACGGCGAACTCTCTGATTTCATCCAGGTCACGTTCAAGAGTCATAGGTACCTCCGAAGCCTTGCGTACGCGGTCGAAAACAACAAGTGGCCAGAGTTATCAGGCGCGAAGGTCTACGAGTCGAACATCGACCCGGTTCTGCGGTTTATGCACGTGTCTGGATGCTCGTCAACAGGGTGGATCGACCCAGGTCTGTGTGAGCCGGACATCAAGACGACCTGTGACATCAACCTGTGGTCGCCCAACTGGCGGTTTATTCAGCCCGTTGCACGCGACGATATTGCACCTTTACGAGTCATGTCCTTTGATATCGAGTGTTACTCCTCGACGGGCGCGTTTCCCGACCCTCGGAACCCACAAGACGTTGTGTTTCAGATTGGTATGACCACCAAGGAGTTTGGACGGGGTGACGAATCTACGATTCGCCGCTGCCTGTGTTTGAAACAGACAAACGGACCGGACCTTGAGTCCTTTGAGACGGAGCGTGAGCTCTTGGACGCGTTCCAAAAGTATCTCGTGAAGACGGACCCGGATATCATTACGGGCTGGAACATCTTCGGGTTTGACCTCGAGTTTCTACACGTTCGGGCCGTGTTGACGGGCGCAAGTACCGTATGGGGTCGTATCAGGGGTGACCCGGTCGAAAAGGTCGTGGAAAAGAACCTTTCGAGTTCGGCTCTCGGCAACAACCTCTTGAAGATGACCCCTATGAAAGGCCGGTACGTCTTTGATCTGTTTCAAGACGTGAAGCGCGAACACAAGCTCGAGTCGTATTCCCTAAACAACGTCTCGAAGCGGTTTTTGAGCGATGCTCAAAAACTCGATATGCCCGTCAAGGAAATCTTCGGACGGTACGCAGAGGGCGACCCTGTGCGTCTCGGTGAGGTCGCAGCGTACTGTATCCAGGATACCGTTCTGCCTCACAAGCTCTTGGACAAACTGTGTCAGATCCAGAACCAGATTGAGATGGCGAAAGCCTGTTGGGTCCCGCTTTCGTTTCTGTCCGAGCGGGGTCAGCAAATCAAGGTGTTTTCCCAGATGGCCAAGAAGGCGCGGGAACTCAATTTCATCATTCCGACGTTCAAGCGGGACGCGGGGCTCGGTTCCGTTGGAACCGAGCCCGAGGGGTACCAAGGTGCGACGGTCCTCGAGGCCCAGACGGGTGCGTACTACGGGCCAATCACGGCTCTGGACTTTGCGTCTCTGTACCCGTCCATCATGTGCGCACACAACTTGTGCTTTTCGACCCTTGTGATGGACCCGAAATACGATAACTTGGAGGGGGTCGAGTACGAGACGTATGGCCCACACAAGTTTGCCCAAAACGTTCCCAGCCTCCTCCCCGTGATTCTCATGGACCTCAAAGCCTTTCGCAAAAAAGCCAAGAAGTTGATGGCTCAACACGAAGGAACGCCTATGGAGGCCATCTATAATGGCCAACAGCTTGCGTACAAGGTCAGTATGAATTCCATCTACGGGTTCACGGGCGCCTCCAAGGGTATGTTGCCCCTCGTGGCCATTGCCTCGACCGTGACTATGCGTGGTCGGCAAATGATCGAGGAGACCAAGAATTACGTCGAGGCGCACTTTCCCGGTGCGAAGGTGCGGTACGGGGACACGGACTCCGTGATGGTCGAGTTCGATGTTCAGGGACGCAAAGGTCAGGATGCAATCGACTATTCGTGGCAACTGGGTGAACAAGCGGCCGAACAGTGTACGAAGCTTTTCAAGGCGCCAAACGACCTCGAACTTGAAAAGGTCTATTGTCCGTACTTTTTGTATTCAAAGAAGCGGTACGCTGCAAAGATGTACGAAGGCAAGACCAGACCCGATGGGACTGTGAATGTAGTCTTCAAAAAAATTGATATCAAGGGCCTCCAAGTGGTCCGAAGGGACTCGTGTCCGTACGTGCGTGAGACCCTCAAGTCTTTGCTGAATATGGTTCTCGACTCGAGCGACCCGACACCCGTTATCACGTTTGCACGCGAGGCGGCTCGCAAACTGATGGCCGGTGAGGTTCCCACTGACAAGCTCTTGATGAGTAAGCAACTCGCAGTGGACTATAAGGTGCCTCAGCCCCACGTCACGGTCAGGGACAAGATGCGGGCCCGTGCGCCCGGCTCCGAGCCCCAACAGGGTGACCGTGTGTCCTTCGTCATCGCCAAGGGGGACGGCAAGATGTTCGAAAAGGCCGAGGACCCCGTATGGGCCCGGGACCACAAAGTCCCGCTCGATTACCAGTACTATTTCACAAACCAGTTCAAAAAGCCCGTACAGGACCTTTTGGAACCCCTGGTCAGTGCAGATCTGATCTTTGACAAAAAGTTCATGGTCAAGACGTCGAGCACGTCAGAAGTGGAGGCGCGGAAAGCCTTCCTGGCCAGGTTCTCAAAGCCCTTAAAAGCTCCGAACGTATAGTAGGTATGGAGGCTTATCAACAACAGATTCTTCAGAACATAGAAGACGAGGTGACTCGTCGCGTCAATCTCAGGTCCAGGGCGGTTCTTGAAGAGGTTTCTCGGCTTTACGAGATACCCATCGAGAGGCTCATAAAAGATACGGTACGGGTCGAAGACAATTTCTGTAAAGGAATTCTACGAAGTAAACAGAGGTGCTTGAAAAAGCCCAAGGAGAATGGGTACTGTGGCTTCCATCAGTGTCAGTGTCCAGGATACAAACCACCCGAAAAGAAAGAGGAGGAGGAAGTGGAGGCACCGTGGGATTGACCCGACTTAGAGAATTCGAAAGTAAATTGAGTAATGGGAAGCAAAAGTGATCTTTTACTTTCGAGTCTCACCAAGTTTTTCGAGGTTCCAGAGAATCGCGAACAGCTCCATGATATCCTCGGTCACGGAAAGGGCCCGTCTCTCCGGAAACTCGAGTGGTTTGTCACAAACTATTCCAAGGCGAACCACGTGTCTTTTACGGCGCCAAATGGCAAGGTCTTTACGGTACACGTAGCATACAAGTCCAGTCTGGACGGGTACAGTAAAAAGCTTTTTGATCCCTTTTGTCGGACCGAGCGCATAGACTTTCAGGGTCTGACCACAACGTGTGCCCAACTGAACTTTCTTCGATGGGCAATTTCGAACGGAATTGTAGACGCTCTTCGAAAGCTTACAGAAACGGAAGGGAAGCAAACCCACCCTGAAACTGTAAAAGACTGTATCCATAATAAAACAGATACAAGTTGTATCCAGTAATGAGTTGATTTGTATAGGCCGGATTGAAGTTTAGCTGTATGTATGTCGTTTGTGAATTTAACTTTGAAAAATTCAAGTACCCACCCTGATTGTATTCTTTTGGTGTAAGACCAAACGAATACATGTAGATGTTCTTTGAAGGTATCGAAAGGTAATGTTCCATAGGCTGTTTGAATGAGTAATACAGAGATCCCTGGAACGTACTCAAAATGTCTACGTTGTTCAGTGTAATTTTGGCGTTGTTAATCACGTCTACAAAGTTTGAGTTTCCTGATGGAAACTGAAGTTCAATACCTGTTTTAATATATTGTGTAGAGTACCCGTAACTGTACCGAGATGCATAGTAACGACCGTCTGTGACCGTCTCGTAGCTCTTGTTTCTGAAAAACCACGCCAGGACCTGAACCGGGTAGTTGGCCGTCAATTGAAGAGTCGTACTTGTGCTATTAAAAGACAGTGAAGACTCCTTTTGGACACGGTTGACAATGTATTTGAGTGGCGTGTTTTGATAATACAGTTTTTCTGCATTTTCCAACAGAATTTCTTCTGTGATGAGGTTTGGCCACAAGGCTGTTCCTGCAGGATAGACATCCGTGTTATTTGTGACGGGGGCATTACACCACCACGTGTTTGGTCGAAACGTGAAACGGACGTACAGACGCTGAGCCCACATGGCACACACGGGAAGGTACGGTTTTCGAAGACGCTCTCGTCCTTTATTGTTGTGAGAATGCCGGCGACAAAAGAAAAACTCGAGTGGGATGGTAATTGTTCCACCGACTTGGGCGTTTGACACGTTCAGGGCCGTCTGGAGCCCAAGTTGCTCATCGGCGTCCAAAAACATTTGGTCCCGAATGACGTACCAGTCATCATACAATGTCTCGACGACCGTCTCATTCACGAGGAGATCCACTTGTTGTAAAAGGGCCCGTCCAACGTTCGGAGTATAACTGTACGGGTTGTTAAACTTGTCGTATCCGAGAGCCGGAAGAGTCACGGATAGGTACATGTTTGATAAGAGGTGTCCCAACTCCGTCGGGCGCAACTCAATCTGTACAACAGACCCCTGATAGTAAGGGTTTGGAGGTGGAAAAGGGTACACCTTTTGGTACATGACGAAGTTCGAGTACCTTTTAAACGCCGGGTTCCATTGAGACTTGGTCATATCGTCGGTAACGAGGTACTTTTCCTGTGGGCCTATTGCCTGTAAAGCCAATATGGATCCGGAACTGAACCCCTTGTCCTTTTCTTCAATGTATTTGCTCTCCGGAAAGAGACGTGTTCCGGGCTGTGGGTCTTGCCATTCCACATTCGTGTTCAATTGACGCTGTTCCGGGTAGTTTTCTACGTGAACGTTTGAGTTCAATTGGACTTGGACATTTGGTATTCCACCACCTGTTGTGGTGGGTACGTAGTCTGTAAACTTTCCCGGAACAAACGTATTTGTAAACAAAGGCTCTTGTATGAGTGCGGGAACGCCATTTACATGCACAGGAGCAGTCGTATTTTGAGGTAAACTACCATCGATTGGTGCAAGTGTCGCGTAATTAAACCCGTAATATGTCACAATCAATGGAACTTTTATGGTTGGTAAACCTGAAACTAACCATCCTGAACTCGTCTGATTGGGAGGTGGTGCCGTAAACGTAAAAGTAACTACGTTTTGAACAACCGAGTAATAGCCGTACAAGGGTACCTGTATTCTATTTGAAGAGTACTGAAGCTGTTTCGGTGGATAAAGCGTCGCGCCGACAGTTTGTTGAGTACCTTCTATGTTCTGATCCGTGTCCGTTTGTAAAGTGAAAGACCATTTGTACCCGGGGCCCGGGGTCATGGTTGCACCTGTAATTTGAATTTGACCCATGATACCTAGGAAACCTTCACCGGTCCATCCGGCGCCTACAGGGATTGTTGGGACGTCCGTGGTGGCATAAAACGTCACTTGAGTCGGACCAGTCACCTTGTAAAACCCACTCACATCGATAGGCGACAGGGCGATCGGAGTCTGTTGAGGGGTTGGTGACTGGGAGGGTGCTGGTACCGGGGCCGGAGCTTGTCCAATCGTCTTATTAAAGAAATTGAATACGGATGCTTGAACTTGTTTTTCAAGAGTAACAACATTTTGGAATGCTTTCTGCATTCCACTTCTACAACTCGCTCAGATTATTCTTCCACAATTGAATCACACTCGTCGCCTTGAGCGTGTCCCTCTCCGCCTTGCGCTTTGCGACCAAGTCCTGGAGCCGTTTGACCTCTTCTGCCACGTACTGGTACGTCTTGATGTCCATGAGCTTCTCCCAAATTTCATCCTTAAATTGAGACTTGGCCAACTGTGCTTGGACTTGGGCCAAGGGAACGTTCAAGACCTTGAGGGTCCCGTTGATCACCCCTGTGATGAACCGAGCCTTTTCACTAAGCCACTCAATTTCAGAATCAAATTCCTTGAGGAGCCACGCCTTGCGTTTCTTGTACACCTGGAGCCGAATGTCCACATAGTCCACTAAAATCTCCTCGGGGCTGTTGTACTTTTTGACCGCACCGTTTGGACCTATGAGGTACATGTTACTCGTGTGGACCGTCTTGGTCAGGCCCAGTTCCTTTGGGGCGTCTTCGCTCGCGAAACTGGCCCCCCAGATACGAAAGTCGGGCTGAGTCTCTGTCGAATGGTTTTCGTACTTTTGGATCGTCCCCTTTTCGACCAGATCGTCCAAGTGTTCCTTGAAGTCTTGGATCCATTTGCCCGGAGGCAACTCCGTGACGTGGAACTGTGTACCTTCCTTTTCGACAAGCCCCTCGAGGACCCACGTATGGTCCTTTGTCTTTGTGGTACGACCTCGGAACCCCTTGAAATGTGGGACCATGGGAACCATCGCCACCTGGTCCAGGGCACACTGGATATTGTGCTTGATGACCTCCACATCATATGGAGGCACGTAACAGCTGAACCCCGTCCCAATACCCTCGGCGCCATTCACGAGAATCATAGGGAGTACGGGAACATAGAACTCGGGTTCGACCTGTTGACCATCGTCCACCACATATTTCAAGACGGCGTTATCAGCCGGGTGAAAGATACGCTTTGTTACGGGGCTTAGCCGTGTGAAGATGTACCTGGAGCTGGCGGCATCCTTCCCGCCCGCCAGGCGGGTCCCAAACTGACCGCTCGGTTCCAAAAGGTTCAGGTTGTTTGCACCCACAAAGTTTTGCGCCAAGTTGACGATGGTTCCTTGGAGACTGGCTTCGCCGTGGTGGTACGCCGTCTGCTCTGCCACGTAGCCTGCAAGCTGAGCGACCTTCATGTCGCTCGTGAGCCCCTTCTTGAGACACGCGTAAATCACTTTACGCTGGGACGGCTTGAGACCGTCCGCCACGTGTGGGATGCTTCGCTTGATATCTTCAGCACTAAAGTTGGCCAGATCGCGGTACACGAAATCAGACACGGACAACTTGGCAACCTGTCCATAGGGAACACAGGGTGGTGGGGTCGCCATGTGTTTCGTGAGCCACTCCTTGCGGTCGTCGCTGAGAGCCTTGGCAAATGCGAGATTCATAGACTCATTCATGTCCTTGTCCGCCCCAAACGCCACCGTCAGCTTATCAATTTGCTTGAAATACTCCTTCGCCTCGGAGCTTGTTGATGTTCCCAGACCCTTGTAGTACTTGACCGGCCCGGGGAGACCACCGGACCGCTGAGCCTGTGCGTCTCGGAAGGCGTCCTCCGTGAAGAACCAGGTCTTGCCCGCCTTGATCACAGGTGTCACCATACTCACGATGAAACCGAGCTCAATCAGCTTGGGCCAGTACACGTGGAACATGTTGAGGACCAGACCCTTGATGTGGCTCCCGTCCAAGTCTGCGTCCGTCATAATCATAAGCCGACCGTATCGCAAATCTCTCAGGGAATTGTAGACTTTTCCATGTTGAAGCCCGAGGATCTTTTTCAAGTTGCTAAACTCCTCATTATCAGTCACCTGTTTTACAGATGCATCCCGAACATTGCGCGGTTTACCCCGGAGTGGGAACACGCCAAACGCGTTTCGGCCTACAACGCTCAGACCAGCAATGGCAAGGGCTTTCGCCGAGTCACCCTCGGTAATAATAAGGGTACACTCGTGACTCCTGTGCGTACCGGCCCAGTTGGCGTCGTCCAACTTCGGAACGCCCGTAATACGGCTCTTCTTGGAGCCATCTGTCTTTTTGAGTTCCTTGTCAACCAGGGTCAGACCCTTGGACACCAGGTCGTCCAGAACCCCGGAGGCCAAGACATCTTTGATGAATTTTGGTGGAAAATTGGGTGTATCGGTAATTTTTGAAGTACACTCCGCCTTGGTCTGACTACTGAATGTTGGGTTGATGAGGACAGCACTCACAAAGACGAAAAGGGACGACTTGATTTGGGCCGGCTTCAAGGTCGCACACCGCTTGTCCTTTTGGATATCACTCACGAGTGCCTGCACGACCCTGTCC